ATCTATGAAGATGACCTGATCGGCGAGGGCTCCAGCTCCACCTGCCAGACGATGCGGGACCGGCCCAACGGGATCACGCCCAAATATACCAGCGAAGATCATTTCTGGGAGCAGGTGCCGGCGGGGACGGTGCAGATTGCTGCCTATCTGGCGAAGGACGGGCGCGAGCGGACCAAGGCCGTCACCTATCCCATGGTCCAGTGCAAGGCGGGCGAGACGCCGGATCAGGCGGCGCAGTTGGCCGCCTATGACATCGCCAATGCGCGCGAGGCCAGCCCGATCGTCCTGCCGCTCAAGCTGCGCTGGATCGGCTTTCTCCCCGGCGATTGCCTGCACATCGACGAAGGCGCCAAGTCCTTCGGCTGGATCGCGGGCAAGGATGTGATCATCATCAAGCGCGCGCTCGATCCCACCACCGCGACTGTCACCCTGACGCTGCGCACCGAGGATCCGGACAAGCATCCGCTGGCGCTGTCACAGGTCGGCGTGCCGGCGCCGGTGACTGAAAGCACGTCGACGCCGACGATGGACACACCCGACGCCGGCAGCTGGGCCGCGAGCGCCGGGACTGGCGATGCCCCCTCGATCGTGATCGCGGGCGCGTGCGAATCTCCCAGCGCCACCTCGATCGACTTTGCCTATCGCCCCAACGGTGCGACCGCATGGGCGGACCAGTTCACCGCCGGATCGGACAGCACCGGCAAGGAATTTACGGCCCTCGCATCGGGTGCCAGTTATCAGGTGGGCGTGCGCTACCGCTCGGCTTTCGGTCTTAGCGACTGGCTGATCCTTGGCCCGATCACGGTCGGGACGCTGACAGCCGCGTCGGCGGCGACGGCCGACACGGCGACGAATGCGGGCAACGCCACCCAACTGGGCGGGACATACACCGCCGCCGACATCACCAGCATCCGTAACCGCCTCGATGCGGCCGGCATCCCCTAACCGGAGCGAACATGGAACAACTCGACCTGGTGGCGACACGCGGTACCGCGTGGCAGCCGACGATCGACCTTGCCTTCAAGGGGAGCTTTCCCGCCGGCGCGATCTGTCGGATCCAGTGGCGGCTCTATGAGGGACACACCGGAACGCCCTGCCTCGATATCCCGGCGTGCGAATATCAGGATATCGCCCCGACCGCCGAAGATATCGCCCTTGGCGTCGCCCTGCCCGGCGACCGCATATTGCGGCTCAAGCCCGACGTCATCGTGCCTCCGGGGATGCCCACGGGCCTCAACCAGCCCGAGGCAGGCGAGGCCGATCGCTATGTCTGGGACCTGATGGTCATCGTGGATGACGTGATCCTTGATCGCCCGGTGGGTGGGCATGTTTTCGTGAACTATGGAGCTGGCCGCAATGACGTTTAATGTCTATCGGGCGCGCCTGCGCGGCATGCCTGGACCCGGCCTGACCGAAGAGCAGCAGGCCGCCGTCGATCGCACGATACGCGCGGCGATCTCGGTTGACACCTTCGTCGATCGCAACGCCATCGCCTCCCCGCCCTATGGCCTGTGGGTCTATGTGGTGGAGGGCGCGCGCTGGTATGTCTGGACCGAGGATGGCCTGCCCGTCGATCCGGAGGAACCAGAAGGCGCGCGGATGGACGGCTGGGTCGGCCAGCGCACCGACGCCGAGCTGCAGGCGACGCTCGACGGCGCTTTCGATGCGATCAACCTCAATCTTGGCAACATCAACACCGAACTGGTGAAGCGTCAGGCGACACTCGACACCTTCGCGCAGCTGGGCGCGATCACCGGCGAATATCTCTATTATGGCCGCCATGTCTTCGTCGTGGAGGGCGGGCGCTGGTACAGCTGGACCAAGGATGGCAACGGTCCCGGCGTCGACGCGTGGAAAGCCTATCAGAGCCGCGAGGAACAGGACAATAATGTCCTTGCCAGCGAGGCGCGGGACGCGGCCCTGTCCGACCGGATCGACGCGATCCAGCCTGCGGAGATCGCCAGCTTCGCCTCCACCCCTGCCAATGGCGAACTGGGCGCCACCACATCATCGCTGGCGCTGGTCTGGTCGATCCTGACCGAGGACGGCACGCCGCTGGCGCAGAAAATCAGCTGGGGCGGCAATATCGTCCATCTTGACGGCAGCGCTCGGTCGCTCACCATCCCACCGCCGGCATGGGCCGCGCAGACGCAGGCGCTGGTGATCGGCGATAGCCTGTCCTCGCCGGGCTATTCCGATCTGCTGGCCACCGCGACCGGCCTGACCGTCACCCGCGTCGCGCTGGGCGCGCAGACCAGCTACAAGCAGGCGCTGCGGGTCGGCGCGCAGCCGCTCTATGTCACGCTGTCGGGCAACACGCTGCCGGCGTCGGGGACCGAGGCGACCGTCGATCTGCTCAACGGCGCCGCGCCCAATGTCGCCAATCCTGCATCCATTCTGACCACGGCTGATGGCGATCCGTCGGCCCTCTACCAGATCGCCGGCGCCATCAACGGCGTGGCGGTGACGATGCTCCACCGGCCTGCGACCGCGCCCAATGTCTACAAGATGACCCAGACGGGCGGCGCGCCAGTGACCGTGCCGGCGGGATCGCTGTTCGTCCCTGACTGGTCGGCCGCGATGCACACGCATGAGCTGTGGATTTGCGTTGGCCGCAACAATGTGACCGACCCGGCCCGCATCAGGGCGGACATCACCGCCATGATCCGCATGGCGCGCGGCCAGCGCATCCTGTTGTTCGGGATCATCAATGCGCCGAACGAACCGACCGGCTCGGCCAACCTCGCTACCATCAAGGCGCTGAACGACTGGATGCGCGCGACCTGGCCGCAATATTATGTGGTGGACGGCAGCGGGCGCGATCTGCGCCAGGCGCTGCTGGCGAGCGGCGGCACCACTGGTGACGATCTGACCGACCGCAACAATGAAGTGATCCCGCGCAGCCTGCGCGTGGCGGCCGATGACCTGCACCTCAATTCCACAGGCTATGGCATCTGGGCGACGATGGCGCAGGCGTTCCGCGCCGGCCAGGCAGCGCCCGCAACCAGCATCGCGGACGGGACGGTCATCACCCTCAACGCCAATGGCCGTCTGCGCCAGCTGACCTTTACCAAGCTGCCGCGCCGCTATTGGGGCGTGTCGGCCAATACCGCGCTGACCGGGGCGCAGGTGATTGCGCTGGCGGGCAGCGAGCTTTCGGCCGGGCGGGCCAAGGCGTTCAGCGTCGCGGCGGCGGATCAACATGTCTATTTCTCCTATCTCGCGAGCCTGGGCGATCCGACCGGCTATGCGATCGGCGGCTTTGCCGAGGGCTACGTCAAGGCGGTGGTCAGCGTCACCACCGCCGCCGGCCACACCGCCGACTACATCGTCATCCGATCCACCAACAAGCTGACCGGCACCGTGCCGGTGGAGGTCAAATAATGGCTGATATTGCGAGTCCGATTAAGACGCTGGGGGCTTTCCCAGCGATCGACCCGACCGTGCCGCAGGCGGCTACGGCCGACCAGATCGCCGACACCGCCGGCAAGACGATGTTCCTGCGCGCAACGATTGACAGCGGCAGCATCGACAGCCTCACAGGTACCGGATCCTACATCATTCAGGAGGGCGTGACCGACCTGCCAGCGGGCGCGGCCACCGGCCTGCTGACCGTCTATGGCTTTGCGGGGGCAAACTTCGTCGTCCAGTCCTTCATCACGACCAGCAGCTCGCAGATCGGTGTCCGCTATGAGCGCATCGTGCGCCCTGGTGTCAGTGTGCCGGGCTGGACCGACACTTCCATCGTCCCGAACTCGACGATCGACCGAGCGAAGCTGGTATCGACCTACAGCGCCAAGGGCGCGGTAAATTCGGGCTCAATGGGCGCTCTGGTCGACACCGGGGTCTATGTCATTCAGTCGGGCGTTTCCGATATCCCCGGCGGACTGACCTCCGGCCTGCTGGATGTCGAGAACAGCGGCGATTTCATCCGCCAGCGCTTCTACTCTTCCTCATCGAGCGCGATCCGCGTGAAATATGAGCGGATCATCCGCCCTTCCACCAACAGCTATCCCGCCTGGCAGGACTTGTCCGTGCCGATCGACGGGGTCGTGTCGCGGTCCAAGCTGACGGCCTCCTTCGCCTATAATGCGGCGGCGAACAGCGGTAGCATCAACGCGCTGACCGCCGAAGGCTCCTATGTGGTGCAGGATGGCGTGACCGATCTGCCGGCGGGCGTGACCACCGGCCTGATGATCGTGGACAATTTCACCGATTACATTCGCCAGACCCTGTTCACCGTATCCAGCGCGCAGCTGACCACGCAATATCAGCGCATCATTCGCCCGTCGCAGTCGAGCTATCCAGCCTGGACCACGATCGCTGGCGCGGTCGCCGATGCATCGATCAGTCGGGCCAAGCTGGCGGCCAGCTACAGCGCAAAGGGGGCGATAAGCAGCAGTTCGGTTGATAGCCTGACCGATACCGGCATCTATGTCATTCAGTCGGGCGTTTCCGGTCTGCCTGGCGGTCAGGCATCGGGACTGCTGGAGGTCACCAACTCGGGCGACTATGTTCGCCAGACCTTCTATGTGACCACGAGCAGTGCGGTCCTCACAAAATATGAGCGGATTTGCCGCATCTCGGTCAGTAGCTTCCCAAGCTGGCAGACCGGGCCGGTTCCCGACACATCGCTGGCGCGCGCGAAACTGGTCGATGCCTATGCCTATAACGGCTCGATCAGCAGCGGGTCGTTCAACGATTATTACAAGGAGGGAAATTATCTCGTCAGCGGCGCGCTGGCGGATGGCCCGACCGATGCGGATGCACCGACCAGCGGCGTGCTCAAGGTCTCTGTCTGGAGCACCTCCTACATGCTCCAGGAATTTACCGGCGTGACCTTCGGCAAGGTGCTCACCAGTTGGAAGCGCCTCATCCGCCCGTCCGTGCCCTCCTACGGGACATGGGGGCGCGTCCGTCAGTCTCGTTGGGCAGGACGGAGCGCTGTCTATCTGACGGACTCGACCGGCCGCGAAGGCGCCGGCTATGCGTCATGGCCGTCGATGGTGTCGGCCAATCTGCAACTGGCCAACGGCTATAATTCTGCGGTCTCCGGCTGCACATTGGGTCGCCGCCAGTTCGCGGGTGACGCCTATGACGCCTATTTCCGCGAGATGGGTGGCACGCGGATGATCGACGGGATGGTCAGCGGCGACTGGACGGCGCAGCAGGCGGCCGGTCAGTATCTTCTCGATAACGGTCAGGGTGGATCGCAGCTGGCGTCCGTCAACCGGATGGCGGCCGTCAATTTTTCGGCCCTGTCGGCGTTGGAGATCAACATGGGCACTAACGACTTCGCATGCAGCCTGCCGATCGGCTCGGACAGCGACACCGACTGGACCACGTTCAAGGGCGCGATCAACTATATCATCAGCAACTTCATCACGGCCTATCCCTCGTGCAGGCTGATGTTCTCTACCCCTGTCTATCGCGCCCGGCAAAGCCCCGGCGACGGCAAGGACAGCAACACCTATCCGAACTCGGCCGGCCTCTATCTCCATGAATATGGTGACGCATTGATCGAGCGGTGCAGGCACTTCGGCATCCCGGTCCTGGATATGTATCGCGAGAGCGGGATCAACCAGTTCAATGCTGCGACCATGCTCAGCGACGGACTGCATCCCTACACGACGGCCGGGGATCAGCGGTACGCGGACAAGTTCACCGCGTTCATGGAACGCAATTATTGACCCAATGATCCCGGCGCCTCGTTGCAAGTGAGGGCAGGCGCCGGGATCGCCGGCAACCGCTGAGAAGCCGGCAACCCGCGCGTCGTCACGCTTGGGTCGGCGAGGTGAATAAGGACACGGGCATGCACACACAACAGGGAGCAATGACGATGACGCCATGGGGCGAGGCGTTGATCGCCAAATATGGCTGGATATGGGTTGGCCTGTCGTTCGGCTTCCTCGCAAAATATGCGCTGCTCATCAAAAAAGGCGTGAAGATCAAGCCGACCTTGGTTCTGGCTGATCTTCTGATCCTCCCGATGGTGGCGCTGATATCCTACTGGATGATCAGCCGGGCGGGTGTCGATGGCGAAGGGGCCGCCCTCATCACGGCCGGCGCTACCGTTGGCGCCGATCGCATCGTCAAGCTCTACACGGATCGGTTCGTCCGGCAGGTGGGCGACGTGATTACCGACGAAGCGACGCGCCGTAAGGCTGCAATCCGGGAGGAAGTGCAGGCCGAACTGAGCGCGGAGCGAACCCTTCAAGACATCGCATTGGGCAAGCGGCCCTTGGGAGGTGAATGATGGCGTCTCTGAAAGAAATCCAGTCATTCATCGGCGTGAAACCTGACGGCGTTCTTGGCCCGGTCACGCTGAACGCAATCGCCAAAAAGCTGGGCATGAAGACTGGCCTTTATGTGTCGTCGGCAGGTCAGGCGCTCATCAAGTCATTCGAGGGCTGCAAGCTGACCGCCTATCCCGATCCCGCGACCGGCGGCGATCCATGGACGATCGGATATGGAGCCACCGGCCCCGGCATCTACAAGGGCGTCATCTGGACGCAGGATCAGGCGGACAAGCGCTTTGGCGAGGATATTGCGTCCTTCGGTGATAGCGTTTCTGCGCTGATCGGCTCAGCGGCCACCAGCCAGGCGCAGTTCGATGCCATGGTGTCGCTGGCCTACAATGTCGGGATCGGTAACTTCCGGGACAGCACTCTGCTGCGGCTTCACAAGGCTGGCGACCATGCAGGCGCTGCTGCCCAGTTCGCTCGCTGGAACAAGGCCAATGGCGCAGTTATGGCGGGCCTGACACGGCGGCGTGAGGCTGAGGCGAGGATGTATCGGGGGCAGGCATGACCCCGCCCAACGACCACTTCTCAGAAATCGTTCTGCTCGGCATCATCTCGATCGGCGTCATGGTGCTGATGGGCCTTGCGATCCGCGACAACAGCGCGGGCGAGGCATCGGCCTGGACCGCGATCCTTATGGCCATCATCAACGCTATCAAGGAGCGGTGGCAGCAACGGAGCCTTGACCGCATGGGCCAGAGCCTCGCCAACGCACCGCCGGCCAATCCTCCTGCACAGGATCCGCAGACATGAGCCTGATCGACATCATGACCGCCTTCTGGCTCACCGTGGCGCTTCTCGGCGGCGGCGCCTGCATCCTGGCGAACTATCTGACGAGGGCGCGCTAATGGGACTGGGCAAGATCACGCGCGGGCTCGGCAAGGTCGGGCTCGCGTTCGAGGCTTTGGGCTATGTCGTGACCGCTGCAAAGGCGCTCGGCCGGGCGGTCAAGCGTGCCCCTGACGCGCGCCGCGATGACGATAAGGTGCGCCAGGAGCCAGCGCTCGATAGCGCACGGGGAATCGAAAGCCAAGACATGGCCGACCCTCGTCGTCAGCCCTGA